GATGGATCGTTTACAACAAATTGCACAACGCATGACAGAAATTCGCTCGGCTCTATCCGGTGACGGACAAGTAGACGTAGCAGCACTTACGGCAGAGGTTGACGCTTTGACGGCTGAAAAAGGGCAAATTGAAGCGCGTAATGCTCTTATGAATAAGATCCCTTCGGGCGTTCCGATTCCTAACCCTGAGCAACGTTCTAACGACGACGCAGCGGACAAATTCGCTTCGATGGAATACCGTAAAGCGTTCATGGAGTTCGCGAAAACAGGTAAGGCAGTTCCTGCGGGCTTTGAAGCGCGTTCCGACGCTTTCACGGCTGTAACTGATGCGGCGGCGGTTGTTCCTACAACTATCCTAGACGAGCTTATCAAGCAAATGAAAACATACGGACACATTTTCGCGCGTGTTCGTAAACTCGGCATCAAAGGCGGCGTGGATGTTCCTATCTTGTCGCTTAAACCTGTTGCTACATGGATTGGTGAAACTCCTGTTTCTGACCGCCAAAAAGTACAAGCGAACACAAAAGTTCAATTCTCTTACTACGGTCTGGAATGCAAAGTGGCAACGTCCTTGCTGGCTGACACTGTTACGCTCGCTTCTTTCGAATCGACAATCATCACTTTGATTGTTGAAGCGATGACGAAAGCAATTGACCTTGCAATCATCAAAGGTACAGGCGCAGGCCAACCGCTTGGAATTACTGTTGATTCCCGCGTTCCGGCTGGAAACGTCATTACTCTCTCTTCCGCTGATTTCGCATCGTGGGAAGGTTGGAAGAAAAAGTTCTGGGCTAAAATTCCGTTGTCCTACCGCGCTGGCGGTTCGTTCATCACGGCATCCGGCACGTTCGAGGGCTACATTGACGGCATGACAGATGCTAACGGTCAACCTGTTGGACGCGTTAACCAAGGCATCACAGACGGCCCGCAGGAGCGTTTCAATGGTCGCGAGGTTATCCTTGTTGAGGATGATGTAATCACCCCTTACGATGCAGCTGCAACTAATGACATTGTTGCGGTATTCTGCAAATTGGGTGACTATGCAATCAACAGTAACTTGCAACTTGCTATGTACCGCTGGTTGGATCACGACACAAACCAATATGTTGACAAGGCGCTTCTTATCGCTGACGGTAAAATTCTTGACCCTAACGGCGTTATGATCGTTAAAAAAGGCGCTTAATTAAACTGATTTATGAGCGCTCATCCGGTGGGCGCTCTTATTATGATTGGAGGTTAGAAGAATGGGTTCCTTTAAAAACAGAGGGCTAAAGCTTGGAACTGACGGTTCCGTGGTTGTGGATCGTTTAGCTATGGCGCGCGTCGAGATTCCGGCAGCGGCGGCAGTTGTTTCTAATACAACGGCTGTAAAAGCGGCTGTAAACAGCACAGGCTCTACGCTGACTATCACAACAGGCATCACAAACCCCGCTTACCCCCGCGCTTTGACGGCTACGGCTGGCGGTACGGCTACGGATATTAAAGCTATCCAAGTTACCGTTACGGGTACGAACTTTAATGACGAGGTTATCACGGAAACCCTTCCGGCCTTTACGGTTGATACAGCGGGTACGGTTCAAGGCTCCAAAGCCTTTAAAACTGTAACGCAAATCTCTATCCCAACGCATGACGGTAACGGTGCAACTACTGCTATCGGCTTCAATGAAAAAATGGGCTTGCCGTTCAAGCTTTCGCGTAACAGCGTCTTGAATGCGTACCTAAACAACGTTAAAGAGGGCACAGCGCCAACCGTTACAGTGTCTTCGACGGCTCTTGAAAGTAACACAGTAGACCTTAACAGCGCCCTAAACGGCACAATCGTACACGTAGACCTGTTGGTGTAAGCCTATGGCTATGCTGGACGATGTTAAAAAGGCGCTGAGAATAAGCGTTTCAACGACGGCTTTCGACTCTGAGGTGAACGACCTGATAGCGGCGGCGCGGGACGATCTCCGCTTGTCGGGAACGCTTCTTTCCAAAGTCGAGGACGATAGCGACACGCTTATAAAACGTGCTATCACGGTTTACTGTAAAGCTAACTTCGGTTACGACAACGCAGACGCGGCGCGCTTCCAAGAATCCTATGATTCGATCAAGCGGCATCTAACGCTATCGCAGGAGTACACCGTTGAGCCGGAGGTGACGCCGTGAGTAATTGGCGCGACGTTGTAGGGCTTATTGCCGTGAACAAGGTTAAAAACGAGTATGGCGAACGCGTTGATGTAGATAGCGCGCCGCGTGAAGTTATGGCAAATGAAAAATCGGTAGGCAGTCGGGAATTTTACCAAGCCGCCGCCGTTGGTATGAAGCCGGAAGTCATTATAGAGATGTACAAAGGCGAATACGACAACGAACCGAAATTAAGCCATAACGGGACGGTTTACCACGTCATACGAACATTTTCCCGCAACGGCGAGAAGATTGAACTTACATGTTCCCGTTACCCAATGGGGGGCTGATTATGGCTAGAAGCTGGAACGAGATTAAAGGCATGAAGGCGCTCGAAATGGCCGTTAAACGTATGGGGCAAGTACCTAAGAAGGTTGTAACCAAGGCAGCTCGTGCAGGAGCTAAGATTGCTTACAAATCGGCAAAGGCGAACGCTCCGCATGATAAGTACAACCTTAAAAAAGGAATTATCATGCGCGTTGAAAAGCAACGGACAATCGGCAAGCGGGCTTTTGATATAAAGATCAATCCTAAAATGAATAACGTTTTCGTTAAGTTTTCCAAAGTCGGCAAGCGTTCCTATTATCCTGTATCGCAGGAATACGGGTTCTTAACGGCTAACGGGCGACTCGTACCCGGCAAACGATACTTGAGAAACGCCATTGTAGATAACGAGCAAGCCATTGAAAACGCCGTTGTCAAAGTCGGCTTGGCTGAAATTGATAAGGCGTGGAATGCGAGGTGATTGCAGTTGAGTTTACAAAAAGCGCTTGAAGAAGAATTGTCTTCATTGGCAGGATTCACGGACAAGGTTTTCCCGGTTGTCGCTCCACAGGACGATGACGAACCTATAGCAGCGCCGTACATCTTGTACGAAGCGGGCTATGGAGTCGAGGAAAAAGCACTCGGCGGATTCTTGAATCTTCGAGAAGTGGAATGTGAATTAAACGTTATGACAGCAACCTATTCAAGCCTTAAAACAAACGTCGCTGCAATCATTGAGCGGCTAAAAAGCTTCGAGCGTCGGGCCATTGGTTCGGACGCTCTTTTTATATCTGAATTAACCTATAACGCGCCTGTCGAGCTGTACGAACCACTTCCGAAGCTTTACAGGTGCGTTATCGAATTTACAGTACATTACTAGGGAGGTTTTACCGTGGCACAACGTTCACTAGGTACAACAATCCAAATCGGCGCTAACGTCATTGCAGAATTGACGAGCATTGCCGGATTGGATATTTCGCAAGAAACAATTGACTCCACAAACCTATCAAGCACAGGCGGCTACCGTGAATTTATCGCGGGCTTCAAGGATGGCGGCGAGGTTTCATTGTCGGGTAACTTCAACGGTTCCGACACTAACGGACAGATGGCGCTTTACACGGCGCTTACTTCTTCCACAGTGGATTCCTACACAATCAATTATCCGGCTGGCGGTTCTTGGACTTTCTCCGGCGTTGTTACTGGATTCAGCACAGGCGCGGAGCTTGAAGACCTCGTAACGTTCGAAGCTACGATTAAAGTTTCCGGCGCTCCATCGCTCGGAATCACAGCTTCCGGCGGGTTGACTGCTCTATCTCTCACGGGTGCGGGCGGCGCGTTGTCTCCTGCTTTCGCAGCGGGTAACAGAGAGTACACATTCGGTGGCGTTTCTGCTACTTCGGTAACGGTAACGGCTACGGCGGCGGCTCACACGCTCAAGCTGTACATTGACGGCGTATATTCTCAAGACCTTGTTACGGCGGTTGCTTCCGCAGCTATCACGCTGACGCTCAATGTTGGTAAGAAATTGACCATCATTGCATATGAAGCGAACAAAGCGCAAAAAGTTTACGACATTATCGTAGTTAAAACCACTTAATGATTGAACCGGGGCTGGAACATAACGTTCCGGCCCTTATTTCTGTTTAGGAGGTGCGACGTGGATTTAAAGATAATTGGCAACGGATTAAATGCAAGAGTGTTTTTAGATGGCGTGGAATTGCGCGGCGTAACTGGATTCAAGTTTGAACAAGAGTATAGAAATGTCGCTCGCTTGAGCCTTGAAATGGTTATCGATACGCACGAAATCGTAATGGAGGAAGAAAACGATGGCAAATAAAAATAACAATGATGTTGTAATCATTGAACTGGATAAACCGCGTGAGCTACGTTTCGGACATAAGGCACTCAAAAAAATGTCCGCTTCAACAGGTAAAAGTGTAGAGGACATGGAAAGTGAAATGGATTTCGAAGAGCTTGAGCAGATATTCCTTTACGGGCTTGAGAAGGACGCAAGAGCGAACGGCGAAACGCTGACGCTTGACATGATGGAGGATATTTTGGATTGTGCGCCGTCCTATCAGTATTTGATGGATAAGTTTCAAGAAGC